AGCGTGGCGCCGCTGACGCTGATCGACAGCGTGCCGGGCTGGATCGCATTGCCGACCGACAGCACGGTGGAGGCGTTGAAGCCGACCGAGGTCGTGTAGCTCACGGTGCCGTTGGCCGACTCGACCAGGGCTTCGGAGGTGCCGCCTGCGGTCAGGTCGAGCAGTGGCGTCTCGGTCTGCGCCGAGGGCACCAACTGGGTGAAGATGCTGCTGACGCTCGCGGCGACATCGCCGATGGCGATCGGCTGCGTGGTCTTGACCACGCCGCAGTATTTGGCGGCATCGGCAACCACCGTGTCGCGCGTCTTGGTCTTGCCCGGCGCCATCGTGAACAGGCGATCCGGCGGCGAGCCGGGAAAGTCGAAGCGCAGCGCGTCTGACAGATCGCAGGTGACGACCACCGCCTCGTAGTCGACGATCCCGCTGCCGGAGCCATAGCTGAAGGTCCGCGTTTCCGAGGCGACGCGGGTGACGCGGATGTACTGCGAGAACTCGTTCGCCAGGCCCTCATTGGCGACGAGGTACAGGGTCTTGCCGATGGCGGGCAACTCGGCGCCGACGCGCTGAAACAACTGGACGCTGCGCTGGCCGGTGATGTGGTTCTCCAGTAGGTAGCCGTTCCACAGCGAGCCCTTGTTGAGGTAGGCCTCGATGCGGTCGCGCGCGTTGGTGCGGCGGTCGAAGACCTCCTCAGTCGAGAAGATCGTGACCGCGACGCGTGGATCGCTCGGCGCCTCGGCGACGATGACGTTGCCGCCCAGGTACGTGTCGGTGGTGTCGGTCTGCACGCTGGCGAATACCTTGCGCAGGTTGACCCGGCCACCGGCGCGATCCATCTCCGAGATGTCGTTGAACAGCGAATTGCTGGCGCCATCGACGATGACGGTGGAGGTCGGCGCGCCGCCGCCTTCGGCGACGTCGTCCATGACCTGGCTGGCAACGAGCTTCACGTCGCCTACGAGAATCGGCATGGGAGTCCTATGAGGTTTAGAGCTGCAGCAAGCGCAGCGTCAATCGGTAGCGGTCGGCATCGGATCGCGCGGGGAAGCCGAGCACGGGCTCGGCCTCGACGCAGAGCTCGTCGTGGCGAAAGGCCACCTCGAAGCTGCGGCCGTCGTGCAGGCGCAACTCGAAGCGCCCGTCGTCGGCGGTCAACGGCACACTCGCCCACGCGTGCAGGGTGGCGACCGTGGCGCGTGTGACCCAAGCCATGTCGAACGCGCCTTCCAGCGTGATCGGCCGCCCGGCCTGCCGCGTGGCCGACTGCACCAGGAGCGCGCCGGTGATCAGGTAGCTTGTCGACGCCACGGCGGGCGTCCACGCGTGCTCGTCGACCCACAGCAGATCGTCGGGCAAGGTCAGGACGTCCCCGCTGGTGAGGTGTTGGAGTTGCATGGGGTACCGGTCAGAGCGTGCGGGTGCGCGCCGCGCTGAGCACGCGCAGCAGGCGGGCCTCGTCGCGTTCATCGATGGTCGCGGCCACCTTGTGGGTGCCCGCCGCGAGTTCGACGCGCACCGTGCGTGTGGGCGCGTGCTCACCGAGTAGGGAGGGTCGCGGCAGGCCCGCGCCGGTGGGCTTCACCAAACCGCCTGTGGCGAAACCTTGGACACTGCGCAGCGTTCGCGCGGCCAGCGCTTGGGTAGGCGCCTTCATGCCGTTGATCGCGTCGAAGAACCCGACGCCGAACTTGGACACCGTCGCGCGGTTCACGACGAACTCGCCCGGCGTCAGCAGCGCCGGCACCGTGTCGGACGAGGCGATGCCGCCGCGCGCGAAGAACTGGCCGTCGAGGCTTTCCATGTAGGTGATCAGGTCGCGCTCGAGGTCCTTGCCGACGAGCAGCGCCTGCGCCATCGCCGAGCGCCAGCGGCGCTTGATGCCCTCGACCATGCCCCCTTCGATTCCGGTCAGCGTCTTGATGCCGACCAGCGGTTCCAGGTAGCGCTTGTCCACGCCAGCTTGCTGGCCGTAGTGGCGTTCGGTGTTGAAGCGGAACAAGGGACTGATGGCGGCGCCGCCTGACCGGGCCAAGGCCGAGGCGTAGCTCATCATGCCCTGGTAGCCCAACTCGACGAGCTTCAAGGCCTCGACCACCGAGCGGTTGCGCTTGGGACGCTGAGGCGGCTCACGTTTTGGCTTTGGCGATGGCGGCGGTTCGGGCGAGATCCCCGCCGGGCCGCCACTGGCGAACCGCGCGACCTTGGTCAGCCGCGCCAGCGCTGCGATACCGTACTTGCGCACTGCCGCCTTGCGAATCACAAACGCGCCGGCATCCAGCGTGCGCGGCACGGTGTCTGCATCGCCGCTACCCGGCACCTTGCCGCCCGCCATCCGCGGAAATAGCGGTGTCACCGAGCCGCCGCGGGCAAAGCGCGGCAGGCCACGGCCGACCATGCCGCCGGTGGCGTTGGTCTCGACCTTGGTGACGTAGATCGTGTGCGTGCTGGTGGTGTGCATGCCCGCCAGGCTCATCACTTCGGCGCGGGCGGCATCGGCGTTGTGCTGGACCAGGTGCCGCGACTCGGTCTGCAGCTGCGCGAGCGCGCCGATCTGGCGCTCGACATTGGTGACCGCCGCCTGCGCCTTCTCAGTAGACACCTTGAGCTCGAACTGCGCCGACTCATTGGCATACGCCTTGAGCCGGTCCAGCGCTTCCTGCGCCTTGGTGAAGTCGGCGTTGACCGGCAGCGTCTGACCGTCCTTCAGGCGCTGCTCGTACTCGCGCAGCGTCTGTTCGGCCTGCTGCAGATCGGCCTGGATCTTCAGCAGGTACTCCTTTTCCTCCAACGCCGCATCCAATCGGTCGAGCGCTTGGTCCAAGCGCTCGGTGTCGGCGTTGATGGTGAGGGTCAGGCCATCGCGCAGCTTCGCGGTGATCGAATCGATCTGCGACTCGGTATCGCTCAGCGTGCGCTGGATCTCGTTGCGCGCCGAGCGCGCGGCATCGGCCGCGCTGCGGTGCGCTTGCGCCTCGGCGTCGAGCGCGCGGTTCAAGATTTCCTCAGCCTCGCGGATGCGGTCGATGGACTGGCGCACGCCGTCCTTGCCTTGCGCGATCTGCTGATCGGCTTCGCGCGCCTCGGCCGCCAGCTGCGCGCGCAATTCGCCGGCCTGCTGCATCAGGCTGTTGGCGGTCTCGAACTCCTTGCGGGCGCTGGCTTCGCGCGCCTGCGCCTGCAGTTGCGCGATCTGCGTTGCCGATTGCTCGGCCTGCTGACGCGCCTGCTCGCCGCGCTTGGCCTCGGCCGATTGCGTGTTGGCGACCTGCACAGCGAGATCCATGGCCTTCTGCGCCAGCTGCCGAGCCTGTTCGAACTCGCCTTGGGCCAGCGCTTCGCGTGCCTTCTGCTGCAACTCGGTGATCTGGCGCTTGCGGTCCTCGGTGGCCTCGTACTCGCTCATGCCCTGACGACGGATCTCGCGGATGCGCTCCTCCGTCGTCATCGTCAGCTGACGCTTGGCCTCCTCAATGCGCTGTACTTCGGCGAGATGGCGATTGACCTCGGCGTTCAGCGCATCGATGTGCTGGCGGTATTCGCTCAGCGCCTGCATGAGTGTCTGGCGTTTGGTGGCCAGAATGTCGTTCTCGACGCGTTGGACATTGGCCAGACGTTCGTCCTCGGTCTGCCCCTGGCGCGCAGCGGCCTCACGGCGCGCGGTGGATTCGGCGTCGATCAGTTGCAGGACCTGGGTCGAGGCCTGCTGACGCAACGTCGCCTGCTGCGTCAGCGCTTCCGACAGGTTTTTCGTCGACTCGACGATCCGCTCGCGCTCGGTCGTGCGCGTGGTTTGCAACTCCGCTTGCTCCTGGGCGAAGCGCGCCTTCACTGCGGTGACCTGCTGCTGCAGGTTCGCCTCGACCAGCGCAGTGAAGCCCTTGTAGGCCTCGGCCATCTTGGCGGTGGCATCGTTGACCGTGCCCGATGCCGCGCCAGCAGCCTGTTCCACTTCGCCGAGACGCGCCTTCAGCTTCTCGACGGCGCCGTGCACGGCCTCGATGCCGCGTCCTACCGCTTCCTGCGTGCCCTGGCGCACGGCCTCGAGGCGCTTGGCGATCTCTTCGGCAGCGCTGGCCGCCGTGTTCATCGCGCCTTGGGCGGCCTCGCTGCCTTGCTGGGCGTCGGTGTACATGTCGCGGAAGATCTGGTTCATTTGCGCGAGGCGCGCTTCGTGGCGTGCCGTGGCCTCGGCCATCGTGTCGCCGGTGAAGATCGCCGCGAACGACTCCCACTGGTATTGCAGAAACTCGATGCTCTTCATGAGCACCTCGACCATGGCCACGCCCGCCACGCGGACGACGGCGAACTTCTCGCGCAGCCAGGTGCCGATCTCCCAGCCGATGATCGCAGCGGCCAGCACCGCAAACGCTGCGCGGAGCTTGCCGACGGTGGCGATGGCATTGGTCAGCGACAGATTGGCCGCGGCCCAGGCGGCGCTGGTGGTGGTCGCCGCAGTGACGGCGGCGGCGCCCGCGGTCTGCCAGGCGATGATCAAGGCCGGGATCATCCGGTAGATCAGCACGCCGAGGCCAATTTCAGCGACGCGCGTGAGCCACGCCATCACCGTGTCGAGATTGTCAGCCAGCCACGTGAGGGCTTCGGCCAGCTTCTTGGTGAACCCGGTCGACTCATCGACGCGGCTGATCCACTGGCCGAAGGCGTTGGTCAGGCGGGTGAACGCCGCGCTGACCGTCTGCGGCAGCTGGGTGTATTCGGCGGCCAGCACATCCTTCTGGCTCATCAAGGCGTCGATGACGACATCGGCGGTCAGCCGACCTTCCTCGGCCAGCTTGCGCAGGCGGCCGATCGGCACGTCCAGGCCATCGGCCAGCGCCTTGGCAAGCCGCGGACTGTTCTCGACGACCGAGTTGAACTCCTCGCCGCGCAGCACACCAGCCGACAAGGCCTGCCCAAACTGCAGCAGGGACGACTGCGATTCCGCGGCGGAGGCGCCCGAGATGCGCAGCGCTTGTGAAATGCTCTCAGTGAGTTCGATGGCCTGCTGCTGCTCGCCGCCCAACTGGCGCACGGCCTGCTGCAGCTTGCCGTAAAGCGTCGCCGTTTCCTGGATCGGTACGCCGATGCGCTGCGCGACGGCGAACAGTTCGCGCTGCGCGGTCACGTACTCGCGCTGTCCGGCGGTGGCCAGCGACAGGCGCGCCGACATCATGTTCCAGGCATCGGCGACCTGAATCAGTTCCTGGACTTGGCCGGCCGCCCAATTGATGGTCAGGAACGCGAGCAGTTGGGTCTTGGCGCGCGCGATCTGATCGCCGAAGGCCGACATGCCGGCCTTGACCTCGGCCATGCCGGCTGCAGCTTTGTCGCCGGCAGTCTTGGCGCTGGACGCGAGGTCGCCGAGGCTGCGCTCGGCCGAGTTGATCGCGCGCTTGAGCCCCTCGTCAGCGCCATCCAGCGCAACGAGGACCGAGATGCGTTTGGCCACGGATCAGTCCAGGGTTTCGAGGTGGTGCTGTATCGCCGCGGCGAGGCGCGGGATGTGCCCGGTCACCAGTCGCTCGATGTCGAGTCGCTTACGCAGCGCCACGCGCGGCACCAAGACGGCGATGGGAATGTCATCGCCGCGCTTGAGCCTGCCGATGCCTTCGGCCTTGCGGTACCGGCGCTTGAAGCCCGCAAGCGTGCGGTCGTGGTCCTTGATGTTCTCGGCCATCAGGACGATGTTTCCGCGCTTGTTCTTGATGAAGTAGGCGTTGCCGCCGCGCATCAAGGCGGCGACCTGCGCCTTGAATTTCTTGCGACCGACGCGCCCATGCAGGGGGATCAGCATGCGCCCGGCAATCTGGCCGCCACGCTCGTGCAGGCCTGCCCACTGGATGCCCGAGCCCACGTACAAGGCCGGCAGCCGGTTCTTGTCGCGGTCGAGCACCTTGGCGGTGAAGCCCTTCACGAAGGACTTCCGCACCACGGTCATGCGCTCGGCGACATGGGCACGCACCGCCTGCTTGACCTCGACTGCCTGACCCGCGATGCCGCGCGCCACCGCCTTGTGCGCTTTGTCGCGGAACTCGCCGCCCCAGCGGCGCAGTTGCGCTTTGGCGGCGGCACTATCGATGCGGATCGAGATGCGCATGGGTGGTGAGTCGGTCGAGGGTCTGGTCGAGGTGGCGGGCGTCGCCACGGGCACCGAGTGCGATCAACGACAACAGCCGCGCATCGCGCGCGGCGTCCTCGCGGCTCACGGCCGCCAGAAAACCGCGCACTTGCGCCAGCGTGTAGTCGTGGATGTCGGTGAGGCGGTGGCCGTGGCCGATCAGGGATTGGGCGGCGTCGAACCAGCCGGGCTCGTCGCGTCGCCCACCTTGGCGAACAGCGCGCTGAGGCGCGGCATCACCTGGCGGGTAAAAAAATCCGCATTGACCTCGATGACCGTGGAAGCAAGCAGCACGGCGTCGTCGGCATTGAGGTCGTCGACCCAGTCGCGCGGCTTGTCGACCGCAATCGCGATGGCCGACAACAGATCGCCGCCGCGTTCGCCGATCACTGCCCACCAGTCGATGCCGGTCCCGGTGATCTGCTGCATCACCGGGGTGATCGCGCGCAGAAAGCCCGGCAGCTGCCCGACTTTGAGCGGCTTCACGGTCAGGGTCTCGCCGGCGATGGTCAGGGACACGCCTTGTGGGAGGAGTTTTTCCAGATCGTTCATGGTCGTGCTCACAGCTGCACGATCCGGCCGAACTGACCCAGCACCGCATCGAAGGGCTTGGTCGTGTCGGCGAGCAGCGAGCCTTCCAGCTCAAACTTGTTGTACTCGTCGGAGATGAAGGAGATCTCCTTCAGCGGATCGAAGGCGACGCGGTAGAGCTCGACCAGGACCTTGGCGTTGCCTTGGGCGGTGTTGATGCCCTCGAGGCGCAGGAAGCGCTCGGGCAGCGCCTGGGTGAAGATGCCGATCTCGGTCGCCGTGCCGAAGGTGTAGCTGGCCTTGAGCGGCGGCGTGAACCCGGCGATGTCCAGAAACTGGAGGGCACCGAAATCGGTGTCGACGGTGTAGTGCGTCCCCGCGGTCAGCGTGGCCGGGCTCGCAGCAGAATCGGTCAGTACGACCGCGGCGACCTTCGGGTGGGCGAGGAAGTAACGGTCGCCGACCACCGGCATGAGGCCGCCGACCGGTTCGTCGGTGACCGAGCCGCCCGCGCCGGTGACGTGGTTGCCGTACAACGCGAGCGCCAGGTTTTCCTTGGTGAACTCCTCGATGGTGAGGTTTACGGTCGCCGACTTCTGCTTGACCATGCGGTGATCGAGCGAGCGCTGGCCGGTCTGGCTCTCGAAGTGTTCGAGGACATCGGTTTTGAGCGAGAGCTTGAGTTCGGCGACGTTGCCGGGCGAGCGTACCTCGATGGGGTGGCCCGCAGGATCGCGCTTGCCGAGGTAGACGCGGCCCTGAAAACTGGCGTAGGTGCTCATGCTTTGGGTTCCTTGATGCGGTGAGGAGTCTTGGTGGCGGACGACGAAGCGGCGGCGGTGCCGACCTCCTCGTAGTCCTTTTCGAGCGGGGTTCTGGTCGCGTCGGTCGTGGCCTCGCGTTGCGCGATGCCTTGGGCGAGCAGCCAGTCCGCGATGGCGGGCGACACCGCGATGGCGTCGCCGGGGGCATAGGCCTTGCCCGCATGGGTATGGGGGCGCAGCACAAGGAGTCGGGTCATGAGCTCATCCTTGGATCGAGAGGTCGTGGGCCAGGGTTCGGTAGGTGATGGCGTAGCGCGCTGGCAGCGCGACCACGAGGTCGTCGGCGTCTTCGATCTCGAACTCGCCGTCCTGCTCGCGGATGCCGAGCGCGAGGTCACCGAGCGTCCCGTCGCGCATCAACGCGGCGTGCGCTGCGGTGAGCAGGCGATCGGCTTCGGACTCGGGGATGGCCGGGGGCACCGCGCGTGCCAGCGCCACCAGCCGAATCGTCAGCAGCCGGGTGACGCGGTCGTTGGCGCGCTCGCTGATCGCGTCCGATTCCGGGAACACCACCAGCGCGGGCGACTGCTCGCGGGTGATGGCCACGGTTGGCGAGCGATGCACGGTGGCCCCGAGTGCCTGCAGTGGCGCGCGCACGGCGTCGAGCACCGCGAGCAGAATCCGCTCGCGCAGCGAGTTGGCCGCCATGGGTCAGAGCCGAGACAGACGCGCGCGGCGTTCGGAGCCATCGCCCACCGCACGCAGGTCGCGCACCTGGAAGGCGATACCGTCGATGACCACGCCATCGCGCACAGCGATGCCGACGAACGCCGATGCCGGAAACGACATCTCGAGATCGGTGCCGAGTGCGAGACCATCGAGTAGCGTCGTGTCCGGTGCCGAGAAGCCCACGGCCTGGGTCTGCGGTGCGCTGCCGTCGGCGGGTTGCCAGACGGCGGTCTTCAGCAGGCCCGCCCGCGCTGCGGCAGCGAAGATCTGTTCGACGAAGCCCATCAGAGCGTCAACTTCACCAGCACGCCCGGGCGGTGGCACATCGGCAGCGGATTCGACTGCGTGTGCAGATCGGTCCCGCGGTCGAACTTGCGCGGCTCCTGCTTGGCGTACAGCGGCTGGCCGAGCGTGTTGACCGTCTCGTTGAAGTCGGCCGGCGCGAAGTAGGTGCCGAAGGTGTCGAGCGTGCCGAGCGGAAAGGCATGCGCCTCGCCAGCTGCGATGAAGCGACGCGCATCGCCGGTCTCTGGATCGTTGGCCTGGCCGCGGTACTCCTCGAAGGTGATGCCGCCGAAGGTGAAGCCGCGGCGCACGTCGTTGATCAGGATGGCGCCGTTCTGCCAGTTCTCGAAGGCTTTCTCGACATTGCCGTGGCTGGTGAGCGCGGTGAAGAACTCCGGCGAGCACAGGCAGTGAACGCCATTCATGTACTCGCCTTTGAGGCCGTCCTCGATGGCGGCCAGCGTGGCGATGCACTTCGGCTTGACCTTGGTGTTGGCGTTGCCGAGGTCGAAGGCGATGGTCTTGGGCGTGATCTTGAACTCGGCGAACAGGTCATAGAGCACCGAGCCATCGGCATCGAGGATGACGCCCTTGAGCGCGCCCATGCGCAGGTGTTCGAGCGTGATCGCGTGCTTGTTGCGCATGGTGTCGAGGTGCCGCGCGATGACGCCAGCCAGCGTCTCGGCTTCCGTCTCCGACCCAAACGCGCGCAGGCCTTGGACTTCGTCCGGGAGCACGACGTCATCGTGCGGAATGTGCGGCACGACGAAGGAGCGCAGCGTGCGCTTGCCGCGCCGGCCGACGGTGCCCGGCGAGCCGGGCGGCTGGGTCGGCAGCAGGTTCAGCACGCCGTTGCGCTCCTCGACCAGGATCTGGCGCTGGCGCACCGGTTTGGCCGGCATCAGGTTCAGTTGCTCCAGCCGGCCGTAGCGGTTCGGCAGCAGGTTGATGGCCGCGGTCAGCGAGGCCATCGAGAACGCGGGATTGGCGAAGGGGTTGTTCATGGCTCAGGCTCCGTGGCGAACGAGCACGCCGAGCGCCTTCAACTGCGCGAGCGCGGTCAGGGTTTCGGCGGCGGTGATGCCTTCGGGCCACTGCAGCGCGTGCTGGGCGACGATGGCGTGGCGCGCGACGATCAAGGCGTCGTCGCGGTCGATGAGGGTGGCGTCGCAGGGCTGCAGCAGGACGCCCGCGGCGACCTGACGACCATCGGTCGCGGACGGGTCGATGCGCGCGTACTGGCCGGTCGCGGTCACCAGGCCGACGACTGCGCCGAGCGGCAAGCTTTGGCCGGCGCCGACCGTGACGCGATCCCGCGAGTAGAAGTGCGGCGCTTCGTACTTGAGCAGGTCGCCGAGGTTCAGGGACTCGATCATCTCGGCCATCTCAGTGACCTCCGGTGGTGGCGGTCGCGGTCGCCGCGAGCTTGCGTGCGGCGTCGATCAGCGGATTGCTGGCGGCTGCGTTCGGCGCCTGCGCATCGGGCGCGATGCGACTGGCGATCTCCGGGCTGTCGTCGGCGAGCGCCGCGAGAAGATGGCGGCGCACGGCATCGGGCGCGGTCTGGGTTTCGAGGAAGCCGGCGATGAGATTCGGGCGGCCGGCCAGGGTGCAGATCTGGGCGATCTCCAGCGACTCGGCGACGCCGAAGGCGCTGGCCGACACGGTCGGCGCAGGCGGGGTGGCGCTGTCCGCCACGACGGCGGCAACGGGTTCGGTTTCAGCAGACATGGAAGACTCCGACAGGAGGGAACGAGCAAGGCCCGGCGCGCCCGAGGCGGGCGTCGGGAAAGACAGTGAAGCGGTGAGTTGTGCCAAGGCCTCATCGAAACTGCCGACGGCATCGGCGAGGCCCGCGGACACGGCTTCGGCACCGAAGAACAGGCCGGCGTCCCAGGCGCGCACCTGTTCGGCGCTGAGGCCGCGGTGTTTGGCGACGGTGTCCACGAACAGGCCGAACACGCGCTCGACCTCGCGGCTCAGGATCGCGTGGGCCGCATCGGTGATCGGTTCGTGGGGTGACAGGTCGTTCTTGCGGGCGCCGGCGAAGACCGGCGTGTAGCGAATGCCGTCCTTGGCATCCTTTACCGAGTGATCGGCGTGTAGCGCGATGACGCCGACCGAGCCAGCGCCGCCGGTGCGCGCGACGAACACCCGCGTGGCCGCCGAGGCGAGCGCGTAGGCCGCCGAGAAGGCCTGGTCGTTGGCGACCGCCCACACCGGCTTGGTCCGCGTGGCGGCGCGCACGCGGTCCGCGAGATCGAACACGCCGCCGGACTCACCACCCGGGGAGTCGACATCGAGCAGGATCGCCCGAACTTGCGAGTTAGCGAGCGCGGCATCGAGTTGATCGGCGAGCGCCAGGTAACTCGTGAGGCCCGAACTTGCTTCCAGGCCCACGGTGCGACGCACGAGCGTGCCGTGGATCGGAATCACGGCGATGTGCGACGGGTGTGCACCGTGGGCGCGCAGGGGCGGCGCCGAAGGCAATGGCGCATCGTGGTCGGTGACGCCGATGCGGGCGCCGAGGACCGACACGATCACGTCGAGCTTTGGGCGATGGATGGCCAGGGGCACGCCGAAGAGGCGCGCCGCCAGGTGGGGCAGCACGGTCATGGAATTCCTTGCTTGGTGGATCAGGTTCCGGCGTCGGCGTCGTCAGGCGACAGCGCGGGGCGCGGCGGTTGGGTGCTGCCGCCATCCTTAGCGGTGTGGCGCGGATCGGAGTCGAACACCAGGCCGAGGTCGTCGGCGCGCTGGTTGTCAGCGGCAATTTCGCGGTCGATGTCTTCGGCGTCGTAGCCGTTCGCTGAGATCGCTTCCGACCGGCTCATGAGGCCCGAGCGGATCGCCAGCAGCATCGCCTTGTATTCCTTCTCGGGATCGACCCACTGCCAACCTTGCGGAATCCACTTCACCTGCAGGTAGTGGCGGCGCCGCGCCGGGCCGCCGTGCGCGAAGCCGGGTGCGACCAGCGCGCCGGACAGCACAGCCTGCTTCATCCACGCCGCCCAGATCGGGCGGCACAGCTGATGGACCAGCACGGCGTGCTGCACCATCTCGCAGCGGCGGCGGAACTCCAGCAGGCCTGCGCGAATGGAGGAGTAGTTGACGCCGGTGAGGTCGCCGGTCAGCTGCTCGTAGGTGATGCCAATCGCGGCGGCCACCGCGCGAAACTGCGTGCGCAGGAACTCTGAGTAGGCGCTGCCGACATCGGCCGGATCGGAGAACTTGATGTCCTCACCGGGCTCCAGGATCTGCAGCGTGCCGGGCTCCAGGCTCGCCACCGAGATGCCCTCGGCATCGGGCGTGCCTTCGCCCATCAGCGAGTCCTCGGGGTTCTGGCGCGTCACGAAGCCGGCGAACATCGCCGCAGTCTTCTTGCGCACCAGTTCCGCGTCGTCGTACTGGTCGAGCTCGTTGAGTTTGACCAGGGCGCGCGACAACCACGGCTCGCCACGAATCTGGCCCGGGCGCAGCACGCGGTACAGGTGCGCAATCTCGCGCGCATCGACGCGCACGGTGTCGAGGCCGCCTTGGCCGGACATCGGCGCGAGGCGACCGTCCTCGGGATGGGCGCGGTAGAGGTGGTAGGCGACGCGCCGCCCGAGCCCATCGAACTCGATGCCGGCGCGCACGACGTTGCCGTTCGCGAGATCGGTGTTCATGTGCATTGGCAGGTGCTCGGGTTCGAGCAACTGGATCTGCAGCGGCACGGCGAGCCCGTCCTCAGGCCGGCGCGGGCGCAGCCGGATCAGGCATTCGCCGCCTTCGAGCATGGCCCGGCAGGCGAGCGCCTGCAGACCGTAGAAGTCGGTCTGGCCGGCGGCATCGGCATCGTCGGTCCAATCGCGCCAGAGCGACTGCACGTCGGCGCGAAAGCGCTCATCGGGCGAGAGGCTTTGCGGCTTGATGCCGGTCCCCACCGCGTTGGCGACGAAGGCCTCCAGCGCCGCCTGCGCCCAGGCATTGCGGCGCACCAGGTCGCGGCTCTTGATGCGCAGGTCAACGCCGGTCGCCAACATCGCGGCGACGGCGCCCGGATTGCCGGGCATCCATGCGAGCGAGCGACGCCCACGACCCGAGGCTTCGTGCACCGGGCCACCGAAGAAGCCGCGCAGTTTGCCGAACCAGGACATCTCAGAAGCCCTTGCGGGTCGTGACCCGGATCTGGCGCGGCGCACCCGGCCACAGGCCGGTGCTGGCCGCTTGTTCGGCGATCCCGCGCTTGACCTCGCGGATCGCCGCCAGGAGTTCCTCGACGGAGCGGTACTCGACCGTGTTGCCGCCAAAGTTGACGCGGCGCTCGCCCTTGGCCAAGGCAGACTCCAGCGCCTCGAGGTGGTCGGACGTGAAAGCCATCAGCGGTACACCACGAGGTTGATCTCGGTCGAGTCGGTGAAGGTCGACGCGGCCGTCGCGCAGCTGACATCGACGAAGCGCGCGGTCTTGAGGTCGTCCTCGGCGCGCACGACGGCGAATCGCTGCTGACCGCGGTCCACTGCGCTGCGCGCGAGCGCCGTCCAGCAGTAGTGGGTGTCCGGCAGGCGCACGGCGAAGTGGATGCGGTAGCGGCCGGGCGCGGTGCGGTCGACCGCGAGCACCTGGTGTGCAGCGCGGATGAAAACCTGGCCATCGATCACGCCGAAGCACACCCACGCCCGGGCCACCCCCGGATGCGTGGCGTCGATCTTCGACGCCAGCACCCGACCGATGCGGATGGCGAGATCAGCGATGCGGTCGACCAGCGCCATGTCAGGCCAGCGCCGCCTCGAAGACCGCGCTGAAGTCGGTCTCCGGATCGCCGACTTCCGTGCTCGCGATGGCGCCGATGTTGGCGCGCACCTGCGCCTGCTCTTCGGAGGTCAGCGCCTGCGCCGCGTCGAAACGGACGCGGTTGTTGACCGCCGCCAGCAGCGCATCGAGGCCGGTGCTGCCCGAGGTGAGCAGTTCCTGGATCTCCAGCAGCGTGTCGTAAGCGGCATCGGCGCCACCGAGGATCTCGGCTTTCAGGGTGTCGAGCAGATCGACGATCTTGCTGGACGAGTACGTGGTGCTGGTCGAGATCTGGCCATCGTCGATGCCGCTGGTGGCGGTGACGGCGTCCTTCAGTTCATTGATCGCGGCGACGAGGTTGGACTTGTCGGTGGTGGCAAGCTGGGCCAGGTTGCCGGTCTTGGCGCGCACGTCGATGAACTCCTGGGCGACGCGGATGACCAGACTTTCGATACGGGAAGCAAGACTCATAAAGCACTCCTTGAGGTGGGATGGATCGGCTACGAGAGCCAACGGCTTTTGACAACGCGCCGCCGGATGGGCGTGCCCGGGTGGGCCTGGCCACCGCGTGGGGTGGCCGGGTCGTGGATCGGTAGTGCGAGGGCGGGCTCGGGCGCGCGTTCGACGCCGAGCGAGCGCTCCAGGTCGCGCCAGTGGCGTTCTTCGAAGCGGTCGAGTCCGGCCGCAGCGGCGGCAGCGCGGGCATAGATGTAGCAATCGAGCGCTTCGTTGCGCTCGCGCACCTTCTGCCACTCCCGCACCGGAAATCCGTTGCGGTCGCGGCGCGTGATCAGCTGTTCGGCGCAGAGCTGCTGCACGAACTCGGCGTCGATCTGCGGCAGGTGCACGAAGCCGGTCGGGAACGCGAGGGTTACGCCGTCGTCGCCGACCGCCGCGCTCTTGCGCAGGTTGTTGTAGAGCTCGAGCTTGGCGATACCGACCGCGACCGAGAACACCTTGATGCCGCGGCGCAGGCGCTTGCCATCGCGCGAGACATCGACCGCGGTCGGCGTGCCGATCAGGGCCGCGCCGCGCGCTGCGCCCTTGACCGCCATGACGCGTGCGTCGCGGCAGGCGCGCACGAAGGCATAGGCCTCCTGCGTGGCAAAGCCCGTGTCGAGTGCGAAGCGCACCAACGGCATCAGCGCGCCGGACGTGTGCGTCCAGTGCTCATCGAGCAAGGCCGAGAGCGCCCGCCACACGCCCTCGCGTGCGGTGTCGCCCATCAGCACCCGATGCTCGATCAGCCAGGACTCCTTGCCGCGTCCAAAGGCCCAGATCGAGACTTCGATGCGGTCCTTCTGCACGTCGGCGCCGCCCACCAGCAGTAGGCCGCCGGCAGGCACGGTCCCGATGCGGTAGTCCTCACGGCGCTCGACCAGGCGCTGCCAGTCCGGCGCCTCGCCTTCCTCGACCCAGGTCTCGCCGAGCTCGGTGTTCTTGAAGGTCTTGATCGCTGAGGCCGATCCAGACTCTTTGTTGATCGCGGCCTCCCAGGCTGCGGCGATATCGCGCCAAGCACGCCAGCCCACCGGGCTGTAGAGCGAGGACAGATGGAAGCCTGCAGTCTTGCCCGCAACGTCTACCGTCGCGCGCCACTCGCCGTGTTCGAGCATCCAGGTCTTGTGGTGCTCGGCGATGGCGGTGTCGCAGGCTTCGCAGATGTAGGTAGCGGTCTCTGGCGCGCCCTTGTCCCAGCGCAGTTGCTCGAAGCGCAGCCATTGCCGGTGTGCGCAGTGCGGACACGGCACGAAGTAGCGACGCTGGTCACTGGCCTCGTACTCGCGTTCGATGGCCGAAGCGCCGGCAATCGTCGGCGTCGAGACGATGAAGATCTTGCGCCGCGCAAAGGTGCGCGTACGCGCTTCGGCGAGCGAGATCGCATCGCCTTCGCCCTCGACGTCGAGCGGATAGCCGTCGACCTCGTCGAGGAACAGGTAGCGCACCGGCATTGAGCGCAGCCCGACCGCGCTGTTGGCGCCGGTCATCACCAGCACGCCACCCCTAAACTCCTTGGCCAGGATCGTGTTGCCCGAATCGCGCGAGCGCGCCGGCGCGATCAGTTCAGCCAGCACGCCGGACTCTTCGATAAGCGGATCGATACGCTGCTTCGAGTTGCGCTTGGCCATCTCGACGGTCGGCCAGACCGCCATCATCGGACCCGGTGCGTGATGGATCACGTAGCCGATCCAGTTCGAACCCATCTCGGTCGCACCGAGCTGAGCGGCTTTCATGAACACCACGCGCTCGACCGCGGAGGTCGGCGACAGGCAGTCCATGATGGCTTTGAGGTATGGCGTGCGGCTGGTGCGCCAACGCCCGGGTTCGGCGGAGGCCTTGCTCGACAACATCCGGTGCCGATCCGACCACTCCGATACGGTCAGCAGTGGATCGGGCAGCAAGCCTTCGCGCCAGGCACGCTCCAGCTCGGCAGCGCCCTCGTAGATCATGTCGATCATTCGATGCGCGGGCGCAGCTCGCCCAACTCCTGCAGATGTTCGCGCACAGCCGCCTCCAGGGCGACGTGCAAGGTGTGCGGATCAACGTCCAGTCGCGCGGCCATCTGCGCCGAGATGCGCGCCGGCCAGTTCAACCAGGCATCGCGCTCGGTGCGCGCCAACTTGAAGACGTGGGCGATGGCCTGGTTGCGGTCGACCAACTCGCCCTTGAGGCGGGCGAGGCGAACCTTGTTGGTTTGCGCCTTGACCACCTCGTTGACCGTGCGCGCTTGCAGCAGGGATGCGCCGCCCGCGGGCAGCGCGGCGCCGGCATCGGCGCTCGGCGCAGCATCGGTGGGCACCGGCGCCCGAGCGGCCGGTGTGCGCGAACCGACGCGCGGGGCCTCGGTGTTGCGCGACCACTGGGCATCGGCCTGCGCCGGGTCCAGCGTGCCGTCGGCGTTGGGCGTGATGCGGCCTGCAGCAATGGCTTTGCGAACGGCGGCATCCGATACGCCTCGGTGCCGCGCGTAGGCGCGAATCGACAGTCCCATCGGCCCTTTTCAATCCCATCGAAGAAGCGACGAAGAACGCTTGGCTTCACCTCCGCGCAGCGCGTTCATCGCCGTCCCCCATCACGAGGACGAACCGATGAGCCAACTCGATCTGGACACGCTGGCGAAGGCGCTGTCCAACGCCGCGATGACGGTGCTGGTGCGCTCCTGCCGCAAGGAAGTTGCCGGCGCCAGCCACGCGCGCCTGGACTCGGCCTGCGCCGCGATGCGCGCCAAGGCGCGCCCGGTGCTCGACCAACTGCTCGACGACGCCCGTGCGGCGCCCTGGGTGGCCGAGGCGGCCTTCGCCGCCGCAGCCCTGGAATTGGCGCAATCCGGCATCGCCGCGGTGAAGGCCTCTGAAGCCTGAATTTGCTGCGAACAACGCTTGGCTTCACTGGCGAACAGCGTGTTCATGTGTCCCGCAACGAGCACATCCACACCATCACGGAGCACCCCATGAGCATCACCACGCAGAGCCGACAAGACGTGATCGACGAACTCGGCGAAATCCAGTCCCAGATCCTGGAACTGGTCGAACAAGCGCGCGGCCTGCTGCGCCGCAACGGTCTGCACGGGGCGCTGATGCGCGCCGAGTCCTATTGGATCGCGCACATCACGACCGCGGTCACCAACGACCACGGCTACCTCGGCAAATCGATGGTGAGCCTGCAGGACACCATCGACGAGATCGAGGACGGCGAGGACGACGACACCGCGGAGGACTGACCCACTGCGCCGGGCCGCGCGACCCGCTCGGCTAGCTTTCCGCTTGGCTTCACTGACGAACAGCGCGTTCATCACGCGCACCCCAACCAAACCAGGAGCAACAGCATGAGCACGACCGAACTCACCCCGACCCAGCGTTTCATCCTCGACGCCGCCATCCAGCACACCGGTGGGCGCATCGAGCGCTTTCCGGACAACATCAAGGGCGGCGCCCGCAGCAAGGTCCTCGATGGCCTCTTCAACCGCGCATTGATCACGCGCGATGGCGACGGCTGGTGCGTCGCTGCCGAAGGCTACGACGCGATGAACCACCCGCGACCGAGCATCAATCCGAAGCGGATCTCGGCCTTCGAGGCCAAACTGGATCGGATCATCGCCAACGCCGAGTCGGCGACGGCGGAGATCGCGCCCGATGAGGCGGACGACGCCGCGATGGAGGCCGCAGTTGCCAGCGCCGAGGCAAGCTTCACGGCGAAGGACGCGCCACGCGTGCCACGCACCCGCGAGAACAGCAAGCAGGCCGAAGTCCTGCGGATGCTGCGTCGCCCCGAGGGCGCGACGATCAGCCAGATCTGCGAGAGCACTGGCTGGCAGGCGCACACCGTGCGCGGCACCTTCGCCGGCGCCTTCAAGAAAAAGCTCGGACTGGTCCTGACCTCCGAGAAAGCCGAGGGCGCGGAGCGGGTGTACCGCGTCGCCTGAACATGATCGAGAAGCCAGGCGGAAACGCTTGGCTTCTCGCTTGAACAGCGCGTTCATGGGGTCGTTGCCACACGACCCGGAGACCCGCCATGACCGCCAACGAACTCTTCGCCCGCATCGCCCAGACGCATCTGCACATCGAGACCCTGGAGACGCGCCACCGCGACAGCTTGGACTTCCACGACGTGGGCGTGTGGTGCCTGCGCGACGCGCTGCAGGCCGCCTATGAGGCCGGCATCGCGGAGGGTCGCCGCCAGGCGGGCCGGATGCAGAAGCAGGACGAAGCCAAGCAGTAATTGCTTGGCTTCCTGCGCGAACAGCGCGTTCATGCATCCACACTCAACGCCACGGAGATCCCCATGATCGAGAACATCAAAGTCCGATTTGCCCGCAAGCCCTACGACCTTGCCGACGTCCTCGCCAGCCTTCGCTACGGAGACCTCGCGAACTACGTCGAGATCGAGTCGCGCCACGTGATAACGGAGGCCGAGTACGACGCCTTCACCGCCGAGTTGCTCGCCGACCGCGACTGGTTGGCGGGACGCGGCGGGTTTCTCGACGGCGGCGGGCGTAGCGTGGTCGAAGTCACCGCACCCAATCGCACGACGCTCTACGTCGACCCGTCTGGATCGCGATACGGGCGGTACGTCGGCGTCCGGGCCGAGTGAGGTCCGAGCCATGCGCAGCCACGTCGATTACCAGTTGCAGCAGTTGCGGCCTTTGCTGGGCGCGACTGTCACCGCCCTGGCGCGGAGCGCGCCGGGCGACGACGACTTCGAGCCCGAATACTTCGGGCTGGTGCTGACCATGCCGGATGGTCGGCAGCGGACCCTGCTGATCCTGTCCGACCCCGAAGGCAATGGCCCGGGCGCCGTCGAGATCGCCGATTGACTCGGTGCGAGAATGATCGAAGATTCTTCGGAAGAACGCTTGGCTTTGGGGCGGAACAGCGCGTTCATGGACGCGTCGCCACCCACACCACGGAGTCCACCATGAGCCAGACCAACGACACGATCCCTGCCACCCGCAACGAGGGCTGGGGCTTCTTTGGAACGATGAACGAGCGCGCCGAGGCCGCCTGGCCCCTGGCGATGACTGCGGTCGCCAAGGCCACCGGCGAGTCCCTCGACATCGTGCGCGTTTTCCTCGACAGCCGATTTGGTCGTCACTTCGCGGACGACGTCCTCAACGCGGTCGACGAGGGCAACGCCCTGGCGGACGCCATCAACGTCGCCACGCGCAAGTGGATGGGATGGACGATTGGTCGCCAGGCCAGCAAGGACTACGGCATCCCGCGCGGGTTGCCCTACCTGACGGGCTACGTGATCCACTGCGGCATCCTCGACGAGGCGTGCGCCGCCTGATGAATACGCCTGCTGCCGAAAGGGAGCAGGCGCTGCGGTGGCTGATAGCCAACCGGCGTCCGGAC